TCTGTTCTTTGTAGTGTAGCATCTGCGCCTTCAATCAAAGAAAAAGATAAACAATTCGTTGTTACGGGGCATAATGTCCGTCAAGCGGCTACGATTGTCCGACAGTGTTATATGACATTGGTTGATTGGCTAGAGCGAAGCCTACGGGTGAAGCGACAAAGCATAGCAGAAAACTCGCTTGAATCAGTCTTTATGGAAGTATTTAAGAAAATAAAGAAAGATGATGAAGGTTTTGTCAATAAAACAACTCTCCTAACAGAAGTCCGTAATAAGGCTAAAAAATCAAGAGCGCAAGTGTATAGGCATTATGAAGTGGTTAGACACAAGTTTGAAGAAGAAAAAGGTAGCGGAAACAGGACTTATGTTAGGTTAATACAAGGTGATGAAGAATGAAGTGGGAAAATACATATTTAGTATTTGAAGTAGCGAAAGGGCCAAAAGTGATTATTGAAACTTTAAACACTTATGGTGATGATGGTTGGGAATGTTGTTCTCAATTAATTGTTGCTGGTTCTCAAATTGTTTGTTTTTTGAAGAGAAGAACAGATACAGATGAGAAACCAAAGGTGGATAAAGAAACTGAAAAGATTTCTAAACTTTGGTCTAATGGTGAATGATATGTCAGTATTAGCAATTGACTTAGAAACTAAAAATATGTCTTATGACATAGGCGGGTTTGGTAATACTCATATGTTTCAAGTATCAACAGTTGCTACATGGGATGGCGCAAATGGAACTGTTTATGTTGATGAAACAGTTGATTCTTTTGCAAAATCAGGACATATTGTTAAACCACTATCCGAACTTAAATACGATTTAGATAATCATTTACAAAAAGGCGGAGTTCTATTAGGACATAATATCAAAGCATTTGATTTGCCTATTTTAAGGGATTCTATGGATATTTATTGTATTAATAAATACTTAAAAAACGAAAAGTTTATTGATACTTCAAGAATATTATTAAAAGAACATGGTGAAAGATTTCAATTAAAAAATCTTGTAAAATGCACCATGAATGATGCTAAATTAATGGATAGTGCAGATGCCCCTAAATTATGGAAAATGGGGCAATATGATGAAGTCGTTGAGTATTGTATGAAAGATACTCAATTAGTATATGACCTATGGAAATATGGTCAAGATAATGGAATAGTTAAAGCCTTTTCTTTAGAAAAGGGTGAACATAAAGAATTAGAGGTGGAATGGTAATGTCAGGCTGGGAATGGTTTGGTTTATTTGTTTTTCTTGTCGTTCTGATGCTTTTGTTCTTTGCGGCCTTTGGCGGTGCTAATGTCACCGATGAAAGCGTTGAAGAATATATGAAGCGTCTAATGGGCGAAGAAAATAAAAAGTGATAATATGGCATTGAAACAAGTTTGTCCTTATTGCAACGAATCAACAGTTGCAAGAAGGCTACTTGGCTTTTATGTAGGCTCTCCTAAACAATTAAAATTGTGGGAATGCAGGGCTTGTAATGGCATATGGTCTGAAAAAACAATTTGAGGGGGGCTTCGGCCTCCCTCATTTTTTTTGGTTTTTTAAAAATTCCAATTTTTTATTTCGCTTATTATAATTTATATGGGCTAAATCAGAACGATGCCGCCATAACGGTAAAAGGAATATCAACAACAACAGTCGATACTCCATCACTTACAGTGCATCGTGCTAAAAACTCAGCATCAAAAACATCTCCGCCATTTGCGCCCCTTGCGCCATCTATTGTAGGGGCTAAAGTATTTGTATTAGTTGCACCTATTGTATTAACTGAGAAAAAGGGAAAACTTGGGTGTAAAGGCAAACTATTTTCTTGAACTTTAGTTAATGTCCAAGAAAAGGTATAACTTCCACTTCCTCCACTTGGAATGACTGTTGCGCTTAATGCGCCATTAGGCGTAGTAAAACTAACAATTGAGCCTGTTGCTACATCTGACATATCAACATCGGGGATATAACTTCCGGCATCATTTGAGGCTGCTAAAGGAACCGAAGCGACTCCATGTGCATAAGAATTAATTATAATTATTCCCATAATATCATGTCCTATATCCATATAATGTAACTTTCAATCCCTTTCCTTTTGCGCTTGACCCTACTTGGTCTATATCGAAAGTAATTAAAGCATTATCGGCTAAAGCAGTATCATTAATACCAGCCGCATTTGCTGTTGTTCCGCTTGCGGCAATAGTAGGGCGATTAGATTGAGTTGAAAAAATTGTGCTACCTGCTTCATTAATATCAACTATAATAGATGCACCCGTAGGTGCAGTATTTACAGAAGCCTTTACTTTAGTTAAAGTCATGGCAAAAGGCATATGAAAAGACGCTTTTCCTGTTCCTGTTGTTAAATCAGTTGTTTCATCAGATAAGGCAACAATAATAACTTCTTCAACTCCTTTTAATTGAATATTATTATCGTGCGTAACAGCAGTAAATGAAGCGGTTCTTGAAGTGCCGCCATCATCTTTAACACTAAATTGTATAACCTTATCATTAACAGTATTACTTATTATCATATCACTTGAAGAACTTTCAACTGTAAATTGCGAAGCAGCCCCAATAGTTAAAGTATTTCCTCCTAAATTAACTTGGTTTTCAACAATAGTAAAGTTATTAGCATCAGGGTTTCTTAATAGTGCGCCATTCTTCATAGCAATTTCTCCACTACTTGCTTTAACGCTAAATAATTCATCATCCCCTTCATCTCCATCTGAATCAGAATCTTGATAAATTTCAAACTTAGCATTAACATTGTCATCTCCTAATATAACTCTAACATCTCTTGTTGCGCCTTTATTTTTAAGTAAGGTTCTATTAGAATCAGCACTCATTGTCATACCTTCAGTAAAGGCATTTGAATCTTTATAACCAAGAGAAACAGAATTTGCCATTTTATTAGTAGTTAAGAATTGAACTTCTGTTGTTGCTTGATTGTCTGTATATAGCACTAATGCAATAGGAATATCTTCTAAAGTATATGCCGGAACTTTATTGGTATTAGAAGTAGTTCTAATGGCTAAAGCATTTGACGAATCAACTACTATTAATGAATAAGTTGAATTAGCGGCAGCAGTTCCTAGTGTTAATGGACTACTTGTAGCATTAACGGCTTGATATGCACCATCTCTAAATACTACACCCGAAGCAACTGTAACAGTTGAAGCAGAAGCAATAGTAATATCAAATTCATTACCTGCCCTTATTGCATAATTTCCTGTCATTCCTACTGATAGTGCTTTTATTAATCCTGTATGTGGATTATCTTCACTATCTTCTATTTGCGTTGTAGGTGTTGTGGATAACCTACTATAAAAATAAGGATTTTGTTCTGTCATTTTACTCAATCTCCATCGTTATGAATATTTGTAGTCTTTCTGTTGAACTAAATGGCCCAACTCCATCAAAATTAAATCTTTGAAGCATATTAGGAACACTATCAAATAGCCCGACTTCTCTTATTACTTTTCCAGATATTGCACTACCTAGTATTTCTAATTTAACTTGCACAACATTTTCATCTGTTACATCAATACTCTTAGTAACGGTAATTCCTGTAATTGCTGTATCTAAAGTAGTGGCGGCTGGACTTGTGTTATTTCCACCTAATCCTATTTTACCTTCACCTGCGGTAATAAGAGTTTTTAGATGATTTGCTAATAAATTCCTTGCTTTATCTGTTATCATAAATCTTCCTCCAAGAGAACTGTATGCGTGACGCTGCCACCGAAACCTAATTGGTTGCCATTCGTATTTAAAGTATTCTCAAACCCAAGCGTTGTTCCTGATAAAGACCTTTTACGAATAGTTAATTGCATTTCTTTTATTTTTGCAGAACTAAAGAAATCAAAATCATTTTCGTTTTCTGAAAAGTTTTTCTTTCGATTATATGATTTATCTTTTTTATTTTGCAATAATAGTTCTGCAAAGGTATCATCTAAGCCTATTCTATATCTGCCTAGTTTTAACTTGATTATACCATCAGTGGAATGCGTTGTTTCTAAAATAATGTATTGATTCATAGGAACATTTCCTGCTCTAATTTCACAATTTACTATATCTCCTACTGTAATATTTTTAACTCTATCAATAGGTAAAGATAATTCTAAATTGCTTTCTGGGTCACTATGTATTCTTAATAACAAATATGCTTTTTTATCAACATCTTCCTGTGTTATCAATTCTTCTAAGAAAACTTCCAATGTTTTTCTTCCGTCTTTTTTAATGCTTTTAATGTCTTTTCTAGTGGACTTTAAACCTGCACCATAAACAGTTACCTCGTTATAGAAATTAAATTTACTCTTAATTTGTTTAAATTCTAATATGTCTGAATCGGTAAAAGTAAACTTAACTACTTTATTAGAAGTATTTTCTATGTCTAAAGTTCCGCTATCATCATTTATTTTTTTATCTTTTAACGACAATAAATAATTAATTACAGAATAAGTGGATGCGCCCTGAAAATCAGGAGAAGCATAGATAGGATAAGATTCTTTTGTAAGATTATAATTCACTCCATTATCTTCAAGGAACTCTTCAACTAAATCTTCGCTTTCCTTTACTATATTTAAAGTGCTACCTATTAATGCTCTTTCATCATCAACTTCTATATCACCTGCAACAGTCAATTCAAATGTTTCTGAAACAGAAACAACTCCCTTTAATTTTTGTTTTATTTCACCAAATCCACATTTTACACCAAAACCATTTGATGTATCAGTTTCTAAACTTGTAACGATTTTAGTATTACCATCACTAATACAAACTTCCTTGTTTATGTCTCCTATTGCATTATTTACTTCTGTAAATGATTTAAGAACAGTATTATCTGAACCTCCTAAATTATCCACATCGACTACAACATACATTGACTGAATCCCTTCTAAAGTGTTTTCTTTATTATCTGAAAGAGAATCACTACCATTTCTTATATCCCAAGCACTAATTTCACCATACATTTTGTCTGAATCTGCTTGTTTAGTGTATTTACTGCTCATTTCATTAATATTTATATTGTTAGGAGAATCAGGCCAAAAAGCAACAGGATTCGGTTGCATTATTTTATAATGAGTATCATCGACTAAAGCCTTATCTAAAGTTAAAATACATCC